CCAAAACATATTATTTTAGATACAGCAAGTTTGGTTAGTTTATTTTGTCCAGCAAATAAAATAGATGGAATAAAAAAGGGGGAATTACATAAAAACCTAAAAGAAAACCAATACGATATTTGGAATGCCTTTTTGAATTTGAACCATAAAATATTTAGAAATCAACATTACCAATTCCATCATCAAATACAAACTGACGGAGTATCTTGTTGCTTGTTGTTTATTAGAAAAGATTTGAAAGATAAGAAATGGGGTAGCCGCGTTCCAAGCATTCCAGACCAAGATTTTTATGGTATTGAAGATTTATCCAAAGAACAATTAGATACATTGAACGATAGGAATATTGTTGGTTGCGACCCGGGCAAACACTCGTTGGTGTATATGATGGATAAGAATGGTAATAAATTACAATACACAGCATCACAACGGAAAATAGAAAGTTATGGGAAACGCAACCAACGAATATTATTACAAGAAAAGAAACGAAATAAAATTATTGAAAAAGAAACTCATTTATCAGTTCAAAATAGCAAATCTGTTGATTACATCAAGTTCAAAGCATATTTAGTAGAAAAGGATAAACTCAATAAAGAAACAACTGAATTTTACATAAACGAAACTTGGCGAAAAATGAAATTTAGGCAATATAGTTATGGTAAGAAAAGCATTGATAATTTCCTTAATAAAATCCAAGAAACATTTGGTTCAAATATTCTAATTGGTTATGGAAATTGGAGCAGAGATACACAAATGAAACATTTTATGCCTACGATGAATAAGGGATTAAGGAAACAAATCCATAAAAGATATGATACTATTACAATCAATGAATTCAATACCAGTAAGAAATGTTGTGATTGTTATAATGAAATGAAACATTACAGAGACAAAAAGAATAAGGAAGTATATCGTCTTTTCGTGTGTTCTAATTGCGTGAGTTGCCAAAACAAACAAACCGTATTTAGAACCCGAGATGCGAATTCCGCAGTAAATATAATGAACTTAACTACTTGTTGGATAAAAAATCAAACAAGACCAGAAGAGTTTAGTAGGGCATCGTCTTTCACTTGTTTTGCCGAAGGCAAAGAAACAAGAAAAAGTAAGACCATCGTTGTTAAAGCCGAAGTAAAGCGGTAAGCACAACTATTGATTTTACACCTTATAATATTTATTTTCAAAACGACATAAAGTTGTGCGAACTTAAATGTTCAAGGGTGTAAAATGAGCAAAAATATAAAAAGTAATACGACAGCAACTAATAATATAGACGATATTCCCACGAATGGCGTTATTAATTTAGAAGTTGTTGAAAAGATAATAAATAAATCACATGATGAAGTTATAAACAAGGCAGCCAAATCAATCGCCGATAATATCAAGAAAAAGCATATTCCAGAAAATATAAATCAGGCGATAGTATCATCAAAGCCACCAACTGACCAAAAATCAAATGAAGAAGATAGACATAGTTATAAGCAAACCAAGGAATTTATTATATTTAAAAATGAATTACATGCCCTAATTAACAATAATATGTTTATTTTAAAGGAATGTAAATCGACAAAGCGATTATTAGATATAAAATATAGCGAGCTTAATACATATATTAGTTATATTCAGATTTCAGTTATTGTATTATCAACTGTTTCTGGTTTTTTACAATCTACAAAAAATTACTTTGCTACGACCGAATCAATTGTATCCGTATCAGGAATTACAATTTCTACCTATATAAGTCTTATATTATCTGTTTCAAAATATTATAAATTTGATGAACAAAAAGAAAGGATACACAATTTACGAGATAAATACGCCAATTTACATAATAAAATCGAATATAGAATGGATATATTGGGTCCTCATACAAAAGAAGAATTATGGGAACACCAAGACGTAACCGAAAAATTGAGCGAATGGTCTAAAATAAAGATAGCTATGGATGAAGAATATTTAACTTTGATTGAATCAAAACAAGCTTTAACCACCGAATTTGAATCTATTATGGATTCCAAAGCAAGAAATGATAATTATATTAAAGACCGAACATTGGTATTACATAATAGGCGGCAATTATTTAACGCTTTAGTAAAGCATAAAGCATTGGAAGAAGAAATAAAAACAAAAAATATATCTACTGATTTTACGAGTGCGATTCAGTTGCCTGACGATGATTTAAATAATTGGGATGATCCGATTTAATTTGTATATTTTTAGGAATTACGACGAGAATTATGTAATGAATTTTTATTACACGTATAAGTTCTATACGATGGACATGCTTATTTCCCTTTCGCTCAAAGGGGCCTTTTTATTAGACACCCATGTTATCGTATTATCTATCGTATTATCTAATATAGATAAGAATGTTCTAATTATAAGTATCAGAACGGAAACTGCGATAATACATATTACAATCAATAATGCGGTTGGTATCATATATTCGTATATGTTAAACTACTAGTTATACCTATTACACTAGTGTGGTTAAATAATCAATTTTTATATTTATTTTGCCATAAACATATTGTATGTATATTGAAATAATATAATCATTTACTGATAATATTATTTGTTCTATTTTCATTTGATTTGATTTTTAAGCAACATTTGTTTCACCTACCAATGCGGATAGACCATGGTCAGTATTTGTGCTTGTGACAATATTTTCACCCTCGAATAATTCATTCTTCACATCTTCCAATGTAGCGTTTTCGCCCATAGCAACCTCTTGTGTGTTCATATTGGCTACTGAAACTAAGTCACCACTTTCATTAATCGTTTGAGTTAATTTATTGCCAGATTCTAATGCCTTCTTCTTGTTTTCTTCAATTGCCTTCTCCTTTGCCTCCTTTACGCGCGCATCAAACTCATCCTTTGCCTTGTCTTCGTTCTTCTTCTTTTCACTCATTAGTTCATTGAGTGTCTCTTCCATATATTCAACACGACCAGTCTTATATGCCTCTGGGTGGAATGGAACCCAGATACCAACTGGTCCTACATATACATCATGATTCGGGTCATTTTGTCTTAGCATCTTACATCTCAATTCTGCTTCTTGTTGTGTAGGGAATACACCTCTTACCTTAATGCCACGAATAGATGTTTGAAATTCATACTTCTCTCCAAACTCCTTCTCTAGACGTTCCTCATGCTCGTCCAAGAAGTTCTTAAAATCGTCTTCAATGGTGGAAGTGAGTAAATTGTCACGCTCATCTTTAACAAATTCTTGGAAATCTTTGGTAAGTTTATCAAATTCAAGATGATATTTGAAAGATATAAAGTTTAGAAATTGTGTAAATTTCTCCATAGACTTACTAAAATCCCACTTCTGTATAAACTGATCAAACAAAAACATATCTTTTTGCTTTAAAATCTGTTCAGGGGAAATAAAAGATAGACATACAAATTTCTGGCCGGCCATAGGCTTGTCCTCATCTAACAAATCAACATATTTAGGGTTTTGACTACCACCTGGACTAGTTTTTAGGGTAACATTTGATGGTGGGATAGGTTTAGAAAAACTCATTATAAATACATACTTTATTAATATTTAAGTGATTTTACGAACTATAAATATTAGTTCCTTATATTTATTTATTTTTTTCTTTCCAAATTATATAATAATGTTAGGTGGTATGTTAGATTTAGGTGAATTAGTCAAAAGAGCTATTAAATACCTCGTTGAGGGTTTAATGGTCGCTATTGCGGCATATGCCATCCCCAAAAGAGGTCTTAATTTGGATGAGGTTGCCCTGATTGCTTTAACTGCGGCTGCTACATTCAGCATTCTTGATACATATGTTCCCAGCTTAGCAGTTGGTGCTCGCTCTGGTGCTGGATTTGGTATTGGTGCCAATCTCGTTAAATTCCCTGGTGGATTTTAAATATAAGTCCGTATTTTATTAGACAATTGTAGAATAATAAATATTATTAATCATATATTTATTATTTACACCAGTAAAGATTTAAAGATATTTTAACCTTATCATTATAATGACGGTTGTTGAATACATTTGGTTAGGTGGTAATAATGAATTAAGGAGTAAAACAAGAGTTTTGGATAGTTTAGATACTGTAACCATAGACAGTGTAGTTACAACCTATATAACAATAGATGATATTCCCAGTTGGAACTACGATGGAAGTTCTACCGGACAAGCAACCGGTCATGAGTCAGAAGTTATTATTCGACCAAAGGCCCTATTTAATAACCCGTTTGGACCACCATATGATTATATTGTGTTGTGTGATACTTATTCACCCAACGGTTCGCCACTATATAATAATGCGCGGTCAGAGGCAACACGTTTATTTGAACAAAAGCTAGAGGAAGAACCATGGTTTGGTCTAGAACAGGAATACTTTTTAATTGACCCACATACTGGTAAACCATTGGGTTTTAATGAGGATGTGGAGCAAGGACAATATTACTGTAGTGTTGGCTGTGAAAATGCGTTTGGTAGAAAACTAGTAGATGACCATTTTATGATGTGCTTACAAGCGGGAGTTAAGATTGGTGGTATAAATGCTGAAGTAGCTCCTGGACAATGGGAATTTCAAATAGGACCATGTAAAGGAATCGATGCCGGGGATCATCTTTGGACAGCTAGATATATTTTACAGAGATTAGGAGAACTTCATAACATTAAAATTGATTTTAGTCCAAAACCATTAAAAGGAGATTGGAATGGGTCAGGGTGTCATACGAATTATAGTACCAAGACTATGAGAGAAGGGACTGATGAAAAAACCGGTTTAGACTTTATAAATGAGGCAATTGATAAATTATCAAAAAATCATTCGGAACATATGAAAGTGTATGGGTTAGGCAATGAGGAACGAATGACTGGGGCACATGAAACCGCATCATATGATGTATTCACCGATGGCGTAGCAAATAGAGGTGCTTCGGTGAGAAGAGGAAATGAAACCATTAAAAATAAGAAGGGATATTTCGAAGATAGAAGACCAAGTTCAAATTGTGATCCATATTTAGTTACGAGTGCTATCTTTAAGACAACATGTTTAGATTGAATAAACAAGTTGGATTATAACATATTTTTCATAAATAATATTTCTTTTTCTTGTTGATAAGCGATATTTTTGGCCAGTGTGAATAAATAACTATCATATATAAAATTATCATCATTTTCTAATAGTTTGGTCGTTGTTGTTAGCGCAGTTGAATGATGACCTATCATCCGTTTTAACCACTGTTCGCTAGTTACAAATACTTGCTTTCGCAATAAAAAAACACATCCTATACTTAATAATACACCGATGGCAAAAATCGTTGTGTTAAAATGTCCCATTGACAAATAATGAACGATTTGATGACTCCATATCATATTAGATGCCATAAGCAAACCACTATAAATAAGAGTTAGCGACAAGTATACGTCCGAAGCACTATATGCTAGCATATTCATAGGATTAACAGTGATTCCGACTATAAACATCACTATAAATAATATTATTTGCTGAATGAATATGGAACGCATTATAATAAGTATCCATATTTTATTATTATACGGTTGTGATAATCAAATAGGTTACAATTATTTGTATAACACTAGTTAGTCCTCCTAAAAATAAATAAACATTGGTTATACTTTTTATATGTTCGTATTGTTCATCGGAGCATTCTTTTGCTTTTTTACAAGTATTAGCCAGGAATGTCATTCTTTTAGAATAGGGGATTAATGAGTATATCATATAGGCGGTTGATATAAGAATCAGAAATATAGATATAAAAATGGCTAAACGTGGGTGAATTTTTAGAGAACCAATTCTTGCCATATTATAGAAGACCAAACTATATGTTGTGATTATAGCAGATAAATTTAACCATTCTATTAAGACTTGTTCAGGAATATACATTTTGTCTGAGAATCCTAACTGATTTTCAATATCCTTACTGATAGGCATATATTATTATCGTGTGAAAAGAATTCAAATTAAATTAAATTAAATGGTCGGTATAAATTCCCAATCTAATGCTTCGCAAATTTTTTTCCATATTTCATCCTGATCAATTCGTTTTTCACGGTCTTTTAACATTGGAAAATAGGGTAGAAATTGGGTTTGATCTAATAATTCGCATAATTTATAAACGGTGTAATAATAGTTCAAAAAATTAACGCGATCATCTGGACAAAATTTCGCATATGGACCTTGAATTTCCATAAATAGATTACATAAAGATTCTTCTAGTTCTTGTGTCATAACGGGTGGTTTGATGCCTAATTTATCCTTAATAAATGGTATATGTTCGTAATATTTATTATAGCCCAGTTTTTTTAGAATTTCCTTTGCTTTCTTATTATTCAATTGTGATAATTCGACACGCTCTTTGCGGATTTGGTTTTTAATATTTTCTAACACTTCTTCTGGTATTTGAGTAGTTTCTTTTGCTTGAAACTGTGCTAATATTTCACGGAAATGATTGATTCTTTTATACGCGTAAAAACAGGCTTCTTTGGGGGGTTCTTTATAGGACGGTTTTTCATTTTCAACGAGATATTGAATGTGTTTGTGACAAGAATTACACACCATTATCCCCTCGTGATCAATCGGTATTAATTCACCTTTTCTACAATATTTACAAATATCGGTTTCAACAATAAATTTGTTTATATCAATAAATGACTCATCCAGATTGGATAAATATTTTTGAATATAGTCTTTGTTAGGAACATTCGGTTGTTCAGCATCATTGGTGTTAATTTTAAAAAACGTGTTCAATAATTTGGTTTTACTATTATTCAAAGAAATGTCCTTTTTATTTTCAAAATAATCAAAAATATACTTACTATTATTTAAGTAATAATCTTTTTTATTTTTTTTGATGTCATTTATTTTTTGATTTATGTCACAAAGTGTATCGTTGATTTGGATTTTATGGTCGATTGTTAATGTGGAGTCTGTATTTAATAAGTTGATAAAATATTTCTTCTTTGCTCTCAACTCAGGCAACGTTTCTTCTGTTTCTCTAGCAAATTCCTTTTCAATTTCTTTATGTTTACTATCTAATGTAGTGATACTTTTTTCGTCCATAATAATTTTCTTATTTGTTTTATGTTTAAACGAAGGCATTTGATTGACTATACTAATTAACTCACCCTATTTTTAATATATATTTTTCAGTTATTCATTACAAGTTATATTTTAATTTATGTTTTCTCTCTATTTAACAAAAATGAACATTCATATTGACAATTGTGATATTAGTAAAATAAATCCGAAATTGTTAAACATGATGGATTATTTACATTCTTATTTAGACAATGATTGGAGTATCAAAAAGAGAAACGGTTATATACTTAGGAAGAATAATAATAAAATTTTGATATCCGATACTATTCATTTCTCAAATTCACTACAAACTCAAAACACGAACGCAACACATTGGAGTCAAAAAAATCGCAACCTGGATGATAATGAGACGAAACACATATTGTATTTTCTATATAATGTTTTAAATAATGGATGGACTATTAAAAAATCTCAATTAGACGAATATATTTTTATTAAAAATCACGAAGGAAAAAAAGAAATATTTTCAAATCAATACATACATACATTTTTGAAGGAAAACTTTAAATTGAATTTAATTAAATAATTTAGTGTAGGTGTGTAGTTTTTTCCAAGAAAAAAAAAATATTTAGCAATAATATAACCATGGGAGGTGGATTAATGCAACTCGTAGCTTACGGAGCCCAAGATGTCTATCTTACGGGTAACCCTCAAATTACTTTCTGGAAAGTCTCTTACAGACGTCATACTAACTTCGCAATGGAGTCCATTGAGCAAACATTCAACGGCCAAGCCGATTTCGGACGCCGTGTTACATGTACCATCAGCAGAAACGGTGATCTTTGCTACCGTACTTATCTTCAGGTTACTCTCCCCGAGATTAACCAACAAATGAAGAATACCAATGGCGCCACCGATGGTGTTTATGCCCGTTGGTTGGATTTCCCTGGTGAGCAACTCATCTCTCAAGTTGAGGTTGAGATTGGTGGCCAAAGAATCGACCGTCAATATGGTGACTGGATGCACATCTGGAACCAACTTACACTCACATCCGAGCAACAACGTGGATACTACAAGATGGTTGGTAACACCACCCAACTTACCTTCATCACCGACCCCTCTTTCAACGATGTTGATGGACCTTGTGAGTCTAACGCTCCTCGCCAAGTGTGTGCTCCCCGTAACGCTCTTCCCGAGACCACTCTTTACGTTCCTCTTCAATTCTGGTACTGCCGTAACCCCGGTCTTGCCCTTCCTTTGATTGCCCTTCAATACCACGAGGTCAAGATCAACCTTGACATCCGCCCT